CTCTACCATAGAGTCAGGATGGAGGCAGGGATTCGTAGCACTGATTTCCTCACAATACCAAAGGTTGTTCATCTCATTAACACGGTCAATAAAGATCACACCCGGTTCAGCCCAATCCCAAGTGTTGCGAAGGATAGCGTCCCAAAGACTACGTGCCCGAACAGTCTCAAATACTCGCCCCTCAAAAACTAGGTCAAAATCTGAGTCATCTTTAACTGCCTCCATAAAAGCATCTGTAACTAGTACTGAGACATTGAACTGAGTAAGATTGTGGGAATTAGCCTTTGCAGTGATGAACTCCATAATGTCAGGATGGTCTACACGAAGGCATCCCATTTGAGCCCCACGACGATGGCCAGCAGAAGCAATGGTTTTACACACTGCATCCATGATACCCATAAAAGATACAGGACCACTCGCCTGAGAGCCTAGAGACTTGATACGGGCACCTTTAGGGCGAATATCACTAAAGTCATAACCTACACCACCACCAAGTTGCATGGTCTTAGCAGCCTCTTTGGCTACCTCCATAATACCCATAAGAGAGTCAGGGACTTTCTGCATGACAAAGCAATTAAAGGCAGTTACACGGCGGTAAGACCCAGAAGCAGACTGTACACGGCCCCCTGCAAGGAAGCGTTGATCCCCCATGATCTCTTTGATCTTCTCGTAGTGCTCTTGCCCATCAGAAAGTGCCCCTGCGATACGAGCAATCTTTTGTTTGTAGGTTTCTCCTTCCTGTCGGTATTTAACTTCATCTGCCCAGACTGCAATTCCAATTTTAGGTCCGCTCATTTCCCTCGGTTCTCCTTGTCTTGTTGTAGCCAAATCATGTCATCAATATCACCACGGGACAATCCAATGTCTTCCAGTTCGTGATCTGACAGTTTATTCAGGTGTTTGATTGTGTCTCGGTGTTTACGCCAAGTCTTCAGGTAGTTGTAGTATCGCCACAGAATGTTCATTACCTATTATCTCCACTACCCCGAAGGGTTCCATTATTCTTACGTGCCATCAGTTTATCCATGTTAGTTATGATTGTAGTTACAGAGTCAATACCTAGAGCGTTACTCAAAGCCATCCAGTAGAAGATTACATCCCCAAGTTCCTTTTGAATAGCCTCAATGTCCAGAGTACCGTCCCTGAAAAACTTCTTGATCTTCTCAGCTACTTCACCAGCCTCACCTACAAGCCCAAGAGCATTCTCAGCAAGACGGTCACGATCAGTGGTAAGTACCATACGCTCTACAAAATCAGAGTAACTATCAAGGACAGAGCCACTAGGTTGTGCTCGTGTTTCATAGTAGTCAAAGGCTTCCAAGTCAGTGTTATTTAGCATTACAACAGTATCCATGTGCTAAGTATCAGTGTCAGTGTCGAACTCAGGATCAGTATACATATCCAAGTGAATATAACCGAGTTCTTCAAGTATTTCCAGGATTTCACAAAGTTTCCATTGATTGTCTTCAAGTATCCTCTCAATCCCATATTTGTCTAGTAGGTCTGTAATGTCGTCTTGTGTCATTATGCCGCCTCTTCTAACAACCACATATCAGGCCACTCCCTATTTCCTTTTGCTATATTCTCTGCCGCAGGTAAGTGCTGAAGGTTCCAAGGGACATGAAGACCTGAGACTGTCTTACCTTTCAGTGGCACTATATGGTCTACGTGATGGCCTTCAGGACAAGTCTCGTATATATGACGTATGACCAAGAAGTCAAGAGGTGTCAACCAATCTGGTGTAGCACTTCGCTTTTTTGCTCTATATCTTGCTTTATTGGCCCTAAGTATCTCTGGGCTCTTTTGGCGATACTGTTTTTGATCTTCACGTACCCTATCTCGATTTTCTTGGTAGTATTGTTTTTTCTGCTTACGTACCCTACCTCGATTTTCTTGCCAGTATTGTTTGTTGTACTCAAGTATCCTCTCTCGATTCTCTTGTCGGTATTGTTTAATGCAATCCTTACACCTCGGATTAACACCATACTTACCCCCCTTATGCTTAGAAAACCTCTCTAGCCCTTTCTTTACTCCACATTTTGTACATACTTTTGTCTGCATACCTACCTCCCAATGAACCTAGTGTCATCTTCCCATTCCTCGTGGAACCTAAACCATGCAAAGTCATCTACACCTCTGACCTTATTCTCCATCCAGTACAGCCTTCCAATAGAGATAACCCAAGCACACCTTTCCATGTAAGGTCCCATGCGCTTATTGTGCATTACATTAGCAGGGAGAAGGAACCATGTAGGCTTTAGTGTAGGTAGATGGTCCAAGAGAGGTTTCAAGAGGCCCCAAGAAAAAGGTGGGTTAGTGATAATCATGTCACACCCTGTAAGCATCCCTTTCGTGATATCCGTAGCATCCATAACTTTACTGGAACCTACAGTCTCCCTTACATCACTACGCCATTTGCATGTGGCAACTTCCATGAGTAGGTCCTCTAGGTCCCCATTGCCATAACAAGGCTCACAATATGTTTTACCTCGGATCATACTCATGAAAGCCTCAGGGATAGCGGCAGGGTCAATAGTTGGAAAAAAATCTTTAGGTGTGTTGTTCTCGTAATTGGATCGTCTACCCAAGGTCTACACCCTCCTTTACTTTAACTCGGTATTTACTCCAACCCTCCTCGTTTAGTATCCTGTGGACCGACATCCTACTGATACCCATTATCGCAGCTATTTTGTAGGTAGACATCCCAATTTGATTCAGGTAAGATACCTTAATTCTACTTATTTTAGGACTCCTTCCTACATACCTACCTTCGGCCTTGGCCTTAGTTATACCCGCTCTTTGTAGCTCTTTCCAGTCAGTAAAGTCCTTATTGTGGACTAACCCGTGACAAGCCTCACACAAAGGTACAAGGTTGTCTTCCTTATTACCCCCAAGGGCCTTAGGAATCACATGGTGCATGTGAACAGCGGGAGATTTACAGTTAATACACTCCATATTCCCTCTCCAACACTTTCATACTAATCCATTGTGGGTCATAGTGACCATTTTCGAGTTCTCGTTTCACAAGGACGCCTTTCCACCACTCCCTGTTTGCTTGTCCAGCCCATCCTTCATCTTTCCCTTTGTAGCATCCGACCACTGCCCCAATGATCGGGTTAGGATGAGCAGAGTCCTTGAAGTAGAGACTACGCTTATGAGAATGCCCACAAGTGCTAGAGCAGTTACGATTCTGGAGGAGGGTATAAGCATGGTGAAGCCCACTAACAGCAGTGCCATAGTTACCAGCACTAAAGAAGTGAGCATATGAGACGCCATCGTAATCAGCGACAGAGGGGGCAGAATTTTCGTATTCGTGGTATTCGTCGAACCATTGGTCCGTTTGAAGATGCCCAAAGGAAATCCCGTATTTTGATCCCTCCAATCGTGGATCGTGTGTAATGGCTTTTTTGATTCTGTTTTCATGGTTACCCTCAAAACCTACCCAGAATGGCTTACGACGCTTGTTGTGACGAAACTTCCATCGGAGACGATCTTGACTGTCATTATAACACTCCACATCCTGCTCATAACTCTGGGATACGATTGCTTGTGGGTATCTGGTGTCGAAGGTGTTGAGACTTCTCATGTCAGCCCCGTCACCTAGGTCAATAACCATGTCAGGTTTAAGGTCATAGAGGAATGCACCAAGCCAGTCAAAACGCTCATTCCCTGCGGAAGGGTCTGCATGGCAACAGCTATAGACAACTGTAGTTCTAGCCATTTACTTACCCCCTTCTGCAAGAATGTAAGGCTCTACTGTAGGGCCATTCAGGTGCTTTACAATAGCATAAATCTTGTTAAAGTCTTCATGACAGATAGTCATTTCTTCAAGTTCTCCATTCCCATACTCAACTAGAGCCTCTACAAACCAGAAGTCCTCTTCCTCATCGAAGTCGTCCATAGCACTGTAGGGACCTGCAATGATCTTATGGACCTTTACGGCGGTCGTAGAGTCCATCTGAATATCCGTCATCATAGGCTCGTTGGATGTATTCGTCTGCTTCTTCCTTGATAGCCATGATAGTAGCCCAGATACGGTGCGAGTTAGGATGCTCATCCAGTTCCTCCAGAGAGTAAGGTTGTGAAGTAAGTGACATAGGTGGTGGTTGTCGTTTAAGGTATTTAATCATTCTTCTAACCACTCCTCAGGTATAAGTTTGTCTGTATAAAGGAACCCATTCTTACTGCACCAATCAGCATAACTTGTCTTGGACCCTTTACGGATTTTGTTGTTGCTGTTGGAGAATACAAAGCGGATATCTAGGTCAGGGTATTGCTCTTTGATTAGTAGGTGTTTCTTACGATCATCAGGGGTGAACCTACCCTTAGTCTCAATAATGATGCCATTAGGAAGTTTGAAGTCTGGCGTGTAGGTTCTTACCTCGTTGATTGTGTATTTGATCTTCTCAGTCTCGTACTCCACACTACCATAGAGTTTCTTGAGTTGCTCTCCAACCTTTTCCTCTAGGCCACTTCGGAACCCGTATTTCTTGCCTATCATTTTCATCTTTTGCTTGGCACTAGAAGTTTTCATCACTTGGTTCCTTATGGGGAATAAATTTACTCACCATGGTCCTCATGTTGTCGTACAAACCATCAGAGCCTACTACGTAACGGTCTTTCCCATCACTATGCACCTGATAGACATGTCCAACTGTGTAGTAGCGTGTTCCAGACGACACACACTTGACCCATTGATCAGAAGTTTTCATCGTTTGTCACCTCTATTACTACTACCCCAGCCTTTCTAGCCCTACGTACCATATCAGCAGTACCTGTACCACCAGGAAAAGCTACTACAATATCTGGCTTACCTTCATCTAACATCTGTTGGTTACGAATAGGACCGGCAGCGTTTTCATACTGTTTCCAGTTAGCGAGGTACACTAGAGACTTACAACCAATTACCCCTGCAAGCAAAGGACCCAATTCGTCGGCCCCCTTAGCCCCACCAGAGATAACAACAGTTGGTTCGAGGGATTTAAGTATATCTAAAGCAAGGTTAAATTCCTTAGGGTCTTTCTTTGTGTATCCGCTACACTCGGTGTAGCCCCAAGTTCTTCCACCACACACAAGAATACGTTTAGAAGTTTTCATCGTTAGTCACCTCAAATGCTTTAGGCTCTCTTACAACTTTAGTCAAATACCTAGGTCCATTAGAATACACGAAAGTCCTCAGGCTGTCCCCCCAACACTCATGTTTCCACTGACAGTAAGAACATTGTGTAGAAAGTTTACGGTTACCTGATTGACCATCTTCCCAGTCTTGAGCAACCTCCACAACCTCACCACGATACTTCCTTTCCCATGCAGGTCGCTCAGGCGGATTGTCAAGTTTAACTACATCTTTCTTTTGTTGAACCTCTTGTTCTTTATTCGCCACTTCATTGGAGAGGTCATAACGGTCCAAGCAGATGTGCGCAAATTGTTTATCGAATGCCAAAAAGCCAGCTTCATTTTTATAAGTTACAAGAGGGTCATTACGACTGCCGTACAGGTAGGAAGACAGTTGGGAGATGTAGCCGAAAGGGTCGTTGTCGCGTAGTTCATGTTGCTTAAACTTGGTATAAGAGAAAGAGGAGCATGACTTAACGTCAATGAGCATTCCGTCGATAACGCAATCTCGGTGGCCTCTAATACCGCATACGTCCAGACGATCTTGTAGTCCTTCAAGTGAGTGCCCTGACGCTTTGACGAGTCCCAGAATATATGACTCCGTAAGGTCGCCAAAAATGAATTTGTTACGTGCGCTGGCAGGTAGAGGCTCAGGTTCAGTTGTGCTATTGATATCGTACCAAAGTTTCCTTTCGCAAGGAGTTCCGATTCCACTAAGACGAAGAGTTCCCTTTCGTTGTGTTCCAATGGAGTTAAACTGGCGAGACAGTGACTTTGCAATGTCATTTGCGACCCACTCAGAGATTTCGTCAGTCCACCCGTGTCCACTATTTAGCACCTCTTCCATATCAGCGATTAGTGTGTCAATTGTTTTGGTCATAGGAGTTCCTTAGAGAGTTCTGCATTACTTACGTGGAAGGGTTCGTTGTCTACTCTAACGGAGATGCCAAGTTTACTTAGGGCTAGAACTAGCAGTTCCGATTCGCTTACTGATACATCCCCACAACAATAAGCAACGGGTATTATCTCAAGCACTTTCTCTACGCCATCTACATATACAACCCCACCGTCCGCCCAAGACGTGCCGCAACAGTCACACTCGGAAGTGTCACTAGTAGTGAATATCTCAATCGTTTTCATTTAGTTTCTCCCTTTAGGTATTAAATTGCTCATTCTCAACTAACTCCTTAAGATAGGCTAAGGTGGCCTCTTTACCCTCCAACATCATCAACACCCGCAACCCAGAGTAAACAATCTTTTTAGCGTCATATGTTCTAGTTGTGCCAGATTTCTCCCCCCAACGGTAGATAGCTTTTCCGATATTGCCAAGGTGGAACGAGTGTTCTCTCCATTGTTTTTGGGATTTGTAGTCTGCAAGGTCATTCCATGTTTTCCAACCTTTAGGGAAGTCATAATAATCAGATGGGCCACCTGTAGATTTGATACCCTGTGCTTGGGTATAGTGACTTGGGTGGTCTACGTTATTGTCATTACTCATACATCAGGTCCTTCTACTAGTGCTTTAGCTGACACAGGGTAATACTGCTTAAGGTACTCATACACTTGCTGTGCTACCAACCTAGCCTCGTATTGTGCTTCTGGGTGAAGCCTCAGTTGACACATCTTGGCAAAGGCTCCTAGCGTACCGCTCCAAGTCCATTCAGTCATAGTCGATTGAGGAAGAACCATACGTGCTTGCTCTGGTGCTACTCCAATCCCAATCATCAATTTGTAGATATGTTCGAGACTGCCACAGACATCATCTTCGTAAATCTCTTTAGTATAGGCGTTAGCATCCCCATAATATCCGTTTGTTACAGCTTCCTCAAGACTCCCCTGTTTCTTGTTTGATGCTGCCTTACGCCAATAGTTAGGCTCATAGAACTCGATATCATCTGTAATATACCTACGAGAGAACTCACTCATGATAAGGTACTCATGCTTCACAAGTTGACGTGCTACAAAAATAGGGGCCTTGACTTCAAAGGAGATGAAGCAGTGATTAAAGGGCGTACCGTGGGTAGGAGTGTTACGCCATTGCCAGAGGAGTCCCTTGAACATCCCCTTAGGGTCTTCTTGGTACAGTGTTTCACCATGAGCCCAGTCTTTACCAACTTCTGAAGTGTCTATGAGGAACTCTTCAAAATCATCAGCAGTCATGCCACGAGCAAGGAACTGGATAAGGCGCTTGTCTTTGTCCTTAAGCCTTTTATATGGGGGAATCTTACCCCCGGTAATAGGATCAGTAGGGCACTGGCTTTCTGGTATCCACTCACTACGAGTATTAAAAGACCTACGAGCGGCATTAACTACCGCAAGATCAGAACCTGTAGGCTGAACATCAGGGTTGATCTTAACAGTTATTGAACTCATGTAATTCTCCCGTGATTTTTGTGGTACCCATTTTCTGTAAACATGTCTTGGCCATCAGGCACTAGTAACACTCCTCTCCACATTCTGGGCACATGTAGTATGGTGGTAGTTTATTGTAGTTTTCATCGTACCCCTTGACATAAATAGCCTTCCCGAATCTGCCAAAACCTTCCCTACAGCCGTACATAGATGCTACGGCAAGAGCTTTCACTGGGTCGCCATACTCATCAAGAAAATGGTCATACACTCTAGGCCCATTCAGGTCATACCCACAATTCTTACAAATACCATGGTCATCAGTTGCCATTACCCCCACCACTCCGCTTGATTTTCACGAGTGTCAATATGAGTAAAGGTGCTGTAGTGACCAATACCATTGAACCCAAACTGACGCGCTAGACGAACAAACTCTGTACGATCCTGATTGTACATACCAATGTCGAAAGCAATCCCTTCCATATGTTTGCTACGTGAGGCTCCACCTACAAACCTATTGTACTCAGGACTACGGTATGCGCTATTCACATGAAAGGGTTTGCCAATAATATCCCGCAGGTCTTGTAGTTTATCCAAAGCATCGAAGTTCAGGAGTAGAGGACCTTTCGGCCCCCGTTCTCCATTGACTACAGTCCGGGAGGCTAGTTCCTCTGGAGTGAAATTAGGCCAATCCCACAAGTGCATAGGATACTCTGACCAATGCTCAAAGTAAGCAGTCTCAGACATATCAAAAATCACTCCATTTAGTTACACCACGTTTATCTGACCATCCTACACGATCTACATAAGTGAACCCTGCGATACGTGCAACCTCACCAAAGTAGTACATAAGGTCATAGTCAGTCTCTACACCATTACGAGTGACGGTAGTGCTACCACTAAAGCCATCATCCTCATGGTCATTTTCAATAGTGACTGTGACTTTCATACTTAGAACCCTACCCCTTCGAGGTCAGACTCAGGTACATCATACTCGACGAGACTGTCAATACGTACACCTTCCCAAGTGATCTTAGTTGCCTTAGTCCCTTTCCATACGTCCAATTTAACAGTAATCTCGGAACCGTTACCAATAAGGACATTAGGGTCCCACTCTCCCAAGACAGGCTTACCCCAGTCATTCAGGACTTGATTACCGTTTTCATCTTTGGCAATGTCGTTCGTCCAGACTTTAGGAGGCCCTTGCACAGGATCATCAAAGGCAGGAACCTCGTGAGGTCGGACTACCTTATAGACAATCTTTTTCTCCCCGTCCACTTCAATCTTCTTGAGCAGGTTACCAAACATACCATTAGTAGGGATACCGATAGCGTTAAGGTGTTCCTCTGCATCATCACGATTATCAAAGGGGAGTTCTACCATTGTCGAGTAGATACCACCAGTCTTGAGCAGTTTCTCCTTAATGTCACTACCATCCTCAAGGTTCTCACCAGTGTCGAGGAAGTAGGGGCGGATGTAGTGGCTTTTACCTTTGAGGTATACTTTCTTACCCATGTGTAGGGTTCTCCTTATTTTACAATCTTGACAGAGTATCCAAGGGCTTCTTCAACCTGTTGGACAGTCATTTCTTTAGGCTCGTTGTAGGATACGATATAGAAGGCGATTACATTTTCGTGTACGCAGTCTAGGTGTTTCCATGTCCCCCTGTATTTAGATTTTTCATAAACATTAATACCCACGTTACCCACGTTTGGGCCAACCCTCCACCCGTGAAAGTGATTCTTACTTGTGTCAAAACAAGCAATCCAATAGTCAGTGGTGTCTTGGTCAAAAGGACACTCAGACTTACCATCCCAATTGTGCCAACGTCCAGTTTCGTATTTAGTCATATTTAGTCCTTTCAGAATTTGATAGTGATAGAATCACCGGGATAGAATCTCTTAATAGGGTCATCATCCCAATTAGTGCTTTGGACATTTACCACCCCATGCTCATAAAACCACACCTTTCTACTTGTGTTAGTGTTGATCGCTAGGCAGAGTTCAGGACCGCCACCAAACTCATACAACTCTGCCACTGGTTCTTTGGCAGTGTCTTCCTGCTGTTCAAATTCAAACTTCATTAGTGCACATCTCCGTAGTTCTGACCGACTTGGGTATCAATCCCGAACGGTACGTTTAACTTAAGGTCTTTGTTGAGATTTGCAAGGGCTTGTTTCAGTGACTCACGAGTTTGTGATTCGTTCGTGACTGAGGCCAGTGTTTCGTCGTGGAAAGATGCTTGACCCCAGTAACCTTGTTGAGCCGCCCTAGCAAGCCATGAGTCGAATACGTAAACTCCTGTTGATTGGTTAAGTGTAGAAAATCGGTCCTTGTCATACCGCAACTCATGGTAAAAACCACTGACAGGGTTCTTGAGCCATGTGTATCCTCCCACTTCCTTAGTGTATTGTTGAGCAGCAATCTTACGCACAGCCCAGTTCTTTTGCCAGTAAGCGTCCAGCAACTCTTGTGCCCTTGCCCTACTAATGCCCATCTCTCTAGCTAACTTAGGTGCACCTACGCCATATACTGCTGAGTAGTTGACAACTTTGTAGGCTTTACGTATTGCCTTGATTCTTTCATAGTGTTGTTTCTGTTGATCCTTTGGGAGTGTTTTCAATTCGTTCTTTTGCGATGTTGAAGTATTGCTCATCCAGTTCAATTCCAATAAAGTTACGGTTAAGACCTTTTGCTGCTACTCCGGTTGTCCCTGAACCCATCGTGAAGTCTAAGACCGTCTCTCCTTCGTTGGTGTAAGTCTTGATGAGATATTCCATCAGGGCGACGGGTTTTTGTGTTGGGTGCAGGCCGCGATATTTCTCTCGGTTATTGAAGTACTGTACTGATGAGGGGTTCCTCCAATTACGGTCGTAAGTCTCTGGTGTGAAGCCATGAAAATTTAGGGAACCCGTTGCCTCTCCCGTCTTACTACCATTATTCCCGTACTTCAGGCGATCTGAACCGGAACCTTTCCTTGGCTGCTTAATTGGGTAATAATTGTGCTTACCCTCAGAGAATACCAGAACATTCTCATGTTCCTTCATAGGTTGAAACTTTAATACTGCAAAATTTGAGCCAACTGCCTTTTCCCAAATCCACTCATACTTAAACATTCTCACATTCGACATTACCAACGCGCTCGTAAACGGCTGGCTAGCAGTCATCACGATAGCGCCGTTCTTCTTTGTCACCCGCTTCAACTGCTCCCACATAGGTTCAAAGGGAATAATACTATCCCATTTACAAGCCGTGGTCCCATAAGGCGGGTCAGTGAGCACCATATCAACAGAACCATCAGGGATCGTTTTCATAACCTCAAGGCAGTCACCCTGAATTAGTTTCATACCATCCATAAAAGTCATACTCCTCTTGTGTTATCTCCCCTGCAAACAGTGCAAGAGACAGGTGCGGGTCATACCCCGGTTGAGACATTTCCTTCACATAGTCAGGGTCCAGAGTCTTCATGTAGTGACGTTTAGTAGTATCCTCAAGGCTAGTCATGTCAGCCCCAATGAACACTTCACTCTCATCAGAGACAAGACAACTCCTGATCTCTTTACCCCAAGGCTTGTCTACTCCGGGAAGGTTTGTCAAAGGCTTCTTGTGCTTGAAGCGTAGTGTGTTTGTAAGCCCTCCAATTTCTGCCCTGAGGTAGTACTTCTCGTCAATCTCCAATGCACAGTCAATGAACCCTTGGAACACCCCAAGCCTGTGCTGGATAATAGTCAGACCCTCCAAAATCTCTACCTCGGGGGTAGTATCCTTGAGCCTCAGGACACTTGGTGTAAGCTCTCCATCTTTACGGACCTGTTCAATCTGACGCTCATCCCCAGTCTCCTTGTCTCTGAGGAACTTATGAGTGCAAGGTTTCCATCCAAGACCGTAGAGCCATGCCTTCACTTGGTCGGTAGAGTTAGGATTGGGTTCTTTGTAGTCATCCACTACTTCAACTACACCATCAAAAGACATAGGCTTCTTGTGTTCTCTTAGTAGACGGAACCACTTGTCCCCATGTGCAGACAGAGTGCCATCTTTCTTGTGTGTGATCTTAGGCCTAGTCTTCTTCTTGATCACAGGGACCTTAGGCATAACCTCCTTAAGCTGTTCTACCTTTTCCTCTTGCATTTCCAACAGTTCGTCACGGCACTTAACTGCAAGGTCCATGTCCAGACGGATAGGGTTATCCTGTTGGTGTTTGATACACTTGATCTTGAAGGTCAGGTAATTAAGGAACCTAGTCAGTTGGGGGTTGAAGTCTTTTTCCATTGTAGCCCTCCTGTCTTAGCCATTCGTAACCTTCCTCAGTCAAAAAGGCTGTTCCCATTGTCCACATAACAAGTCCCTCCCCCATAAGTTTACAGTATTGGGAGTACCATCTCTTGTGGTTATGGGGTCTTGTTGCTAGCAGTAGGAGTCTCTTTCGCCTAAGGTTAGTCATCCGTACAACTCCCCTTAAAAAGGGATTTCCCCGTATTCATCCAATTTCCTCTGAGCCATCCTGAGTATATTGAGTAGCCAAGTGTTAGTTAAAGGAACTTCCCCATGCTTCTCAACAGACTTTTCAAGTATCTCTATGATTTCGTCAAGTTCCATAAAGTTCCTCCAGCATCTTACGTTGTTTTACCCAAAGTTTACAGTTAATCAAAACATCCCTTTCACACCTCTTGATCATCAGGTCCATATCACCCTCTTTCCACTCTTCCTTATCGACCTTGACCTTCGGGTATCCAAACTCTTCACCCCAGTCCTCAAGGCCATGCTTGTTGCGTGAGGGGTAAAGATACCAACTAAGCCACAGAGTGTCAATAGTCAACCCTTGGAAGTCTAAGCCACCTAATTTTTCCATTACGGGGATATCATAGAGGCCCACATTGTGCCCCACAAGAACCCTACTATTGCCAAGGATACTAACCATATCAGAAAGAGAGGTGGTAGTTTCAATGGTTTCTCCATCAGTTGTGTAGGACATGCAATAGACTTTGGTTACTTCGTCTATGAGTCCATTCGTCTCAATATCTATGAGGATCATACCTCAGAACCCCACTACTGTGCTGCTAGAGTGGTCCATTACAGGCTCTTGAGGCCCCAAGTCAGGTGTCAACATGTAAGTCTCCTTGTCGAAGTAAAGTCTACCAGCAGGTCCAGAACCACCACCAGTGCGATTCTTCCTGCCAATGAACAACTGGGTAGTGTTTCGCACATCAGGGTCCTCATTGTCAACATCCCTTTCGAGACGAATCTCATATGCAGCAGACTGAATAATACTTGCACAATACTTAGCCTCCCCATCCTTGTTCGCATGGGCAATAACTACGATACCAACATTCAGTTCAGGGGCAAGTCGCTTCAGTTTGTTGCTCAGGTCAGTCAGTAGAGACTCCTTCTCACTGGTGTTAGACGCACTTACGAAGTCCTGAATTGGCTCTAGGAAGATGAAGTCCACCTCCATAGCTGTAGCCAAAAAACGTACTTGGTCAATGATCTCATCTACACCATCACTCACACGGATAGAGAACTGGTATAGGCGTTCATCTCTGGTTAGGTTACGGATACCTTCCTTCACTTGTGCTTCATAGTTACCTGCATCAATCAAGTCTTTACGGGTTACATTAGCACCAATCTCATAGGAGACTAGCCCAAGCAAAGATCGTAGTGGTGTTTCTTCCCCGTGACAAGTGGCAATGGTGTATTTAGTATTCTTAAGGCACTGATACTCAAGGTAGCGGAATAACTCCGTCTTGCCCAATCCTGTCTCTGCCAATACAACAGTGAAGGCACCCTTATGGATACCAAGCATCTTCTTATCTAGTTCAGGGATACCAGTCTCAAAATATTCATAGTCAGGTGTCTTATCGTACAGGTTAAAAAAGTCTTCAGCAGAACAAAGGATGTTATCAGGCTTAACTTTCTGTGCATTCCACCAAGATGCTTTATACTCTTTTATAGCCCCCTCTTGCAGGAACTCGTTAGCATCTTTGTATTTCCCATGGTTCAGTTCATAGACTTTACCGGGGAACATACGGTAGAACTTTTCCTTAAGGTGTTTTCCAGGATCATCATCCTCCACAGAAAGGTAAATCTTCTCGAAGTTCACAAGATACTTCTGAGCATTATCCCAGAATTCTCTCGAAGGGGTAGCACTAGGGACAGATACACAAGGCCAGTCCCCCATCATCTGAATAACACTTAGGCGGTCTTCTTCTCCCTCAGTGATAGTAAGAATCTTACCTCCATTGTAGTCCTCTGCACCATAGAAGTGATCCATCTTACCTGAATTACGGATAGTCTTAGGAAGTTCCCTGTGCTTAGTCCCATTGGGGTAAGTGTAGTGGACAGTCTCCTTTCCATCTTGGGTAGTAAAGTAAACTCCATACTTCTCTAGTGTGTCTTTCTTGATACCTCGGTAGATATCTTTGACGTAAGGTTCCAAAGAGATTCCTTTCTCGGTTTCTTTAAGTGAGTTGAATGGTTCTAAGGTTTGCCCATCAAAACACAGTCCACGTTTATTTCCACTGTCAGACCCACAAGAAAAGCATTTGAACATGCCAGTTTCTGTATTATGTGAGAACGCATCCGAGGACCTACAAAAAATACAGGGTTGGTGGCTTATTTCCATTAGTACTCCCGAGGTGCGTATTATTTGAGTATAAGTATGGTGTTGATAAGTACAAACAACCAAGCTGGCATTTCTGAAAGCAGTTCAAGCGCTGTCATATTTATCCTCCTGTTCTATGCTAAGTGTACCTTAATCACGGGACTTACCTCTCTATCCTATTGAGCTACGGAACCGTTAAGTGTATTTTAGTCCTCACAAACATGGTAACCCATAAGGCCAAGGTCATCTTGATCCAGTACCACAGGATTCAGATAACTCATGCCACCACCATTGCGCATAGTGTGATACCAGTTCCGCAGTTCCCTTGTAAAAACTCCAGAGTAGCCTTGGTTCTGGTTCAGGTTAGAGTTACCACCAGACAGTGGGATAGCCTCGTGGAAGTTCATTTCTACTTCACCCAAGCAAGAGCCTTCTACAGCATCAGGACCAGCCACCAATGCCAATACCATAGTGCCAGAAGAGAACCAAGTCCCTTCAATACGGAAAGGCCCACGATCTGCAATACTAAGGAAGTAACGTGCAGCATGTGTAGTAATACCACCCCCAGAGTGATGAGGAGAAGGCCGTGCGTCTCTGTCACCTCGTAGGATATACCGACCTTGGGTATCATGTGTCTGTTGATCTACACGAGAGAACCCTGCTCGACCTTCCTCTGCGGAGGCATAACCTGCCCAAAAAACAATCACAGCAATTATAAGTAGCCAAGTAATGATAGCAAGGATAGCAACAGTAATTGAAGGTTTGTAGGTCATCTTTCCGTACTCATCCCCTTTTTTACCCTCTGGATATTCCTGATTCATTTCCATATCTCCTATTTAGCCACAGTCTCTGTAGATTGATCCCACTAGAACATTTCATCTAGTGTCAGGGAATACTTGTTAAGTTGCACTATCGTAGGGGTGTAGTCATCCATCGTGAAAGCCTCAAGAACAGTCACAAGAGCGCGACAGTATCTTAGGTTCTCTACGTAGTCGTCAAAAAGGTAGAGGTTCTCTAGGTCCTTCTTCTTTGACCACTCCTCTAGGTCCCCCATAGAACACTCAAGGCTCATCTTAAGGCGGTATGCTAACAACTCATCGAACCCATCCGAGTAGATAACTTTGTCGAGGTGTGCTGCTTTCTGTTCCGGTGTCATAGTAGTCCGTCCTATTGGTCTATCTTGGCTAGACTCCCGACTTTCTCGTATGTGTATCACACGTAAGTCATAATCTATAGGTATGTAGTACGAAGGTTACATTCTCCTTACCTTTTGCGGTAAATACCGAAGATAATCTCCGCATGTACGGTAGACCTTACCGTTTTAACATAGGTCATGTAAACTTCTCCACATCACGTTCAATGCTATTGTGTAGTGCCATATACCCACACATCATTCCTAGGCCATACGCTTCTGCATCAAAACCAAACACATCATACAGAACGTAGCGATAAGAGCCTTTCTGAGTCAACTCACCATCAACAAGACGCTTGACAACAGAGTAGAATGCCTTCATCTGGTCATCCTTAGACAACCCATTCCACCATTCGTCCATATCAGCTTCGGTCTGCTTCTCAATATCTTCTTGTATTTCGCTACATTCAGCTAAGATTTCACCTAGGCTTCTGTACTCACTCATCGGTATCTCCTTTCTTCTTCACCACTATAAGGTAAGTGATCTCACTGAGACTTTCAAGACCAAGTAACGTGATTTTAGTAGGTCATCACATACGCGTGATTTCATGTTACAAGCATCTTGACAGAGTTTCTTCTCACACCCACATAGAGATTCATATGGAATCTACATAAAGAATATAAAAACTACAATAAGAAGTTAATATATACTTAAGTAATATCCATATGAATCTCTTAAGGGACTCTCTAGTATTGCAGAATCCTTTCGATCTTGAGCAGTTGTTCGTAGGTGGCAAGGTTGATTTTCAGGGCCATACGCTTCCGTAGGTGGTGTATCTCTACTTCTCCGATTTGCTGTGCCTGTTTGACTACATCCTCATCTACTCCACCAAAAAACCCCTCATTAGTTTGTAGGTTATCTTCGGGTCGTGACACATTTTTCTCTTTCTTTTCAATGGGTTGCCCGTCCGCCACGTGGCGGACACTTTCTTCTTTGGCCTGCTTTTCTCTGGTGGCCTTCATGCTCTCTTTTTTACGTTCTCGTATCTCCTCGATAGTCTTAGTCCCATCAGCAATGGCAATCACCTCGTATGCTCGTGACCGACCAATGGGGCAGTGCTGCCGCAAAAACTTCTCGAAGGTCATGCCCTTAGTCTTGAGGCACCTTTGCTTGGCCTCTTTTAGGTAGATACCTGCTGCTATGTATTGTTGATCTGCTTTCTCCTTGTGCTTCTCTGCTGCTTTGTAGTGGCCCATGGCCGTGTTACCCAGACCACCAAGGTCCATACTAGAAAAATCCATGTTGTCTACCTTCCTTTCTTATCTTCTCTCAAAAAAGACAGTAATACTTCTCACCCTTTTTGTCAAGTTCCATGAGGTGATCTAAGTATGCTTCCAGTCCTTCTACAGGTTCGTCCTCCCAGAGCAAGTCATCAATCAACTTCTGGGTCTCTTTGATTTCCATCTGGAGGGGCTTAACCTTCTGATTCTTCATCTTTCCCATCTCAAAAAACCTCCTGAAAAAGACCACAAAAAACAGTCTTGTCAAGGTAAAAATCATCAGCAATTTGCAGCATCTCTTCTCTCCAATCATCCATCCAACTCTCCTTATGGGCACCGTTATCATGGGCACACTGTAGGGCACTCAGGAACGCTAGATCATAGCCCATGAAGTAGCCCTCGTTCTCTCTGTCAATCTCATACACATCCTTACCCGGGTAGTATTCTTCCAGATTTTTTGCTGTAGCCTCATCCATGAGCCAGCCGACGGCACACCTGTTACCATTGCTGTAGTAGCTACAGTAGCAATACCTATCAGGGTTTGTAGAGGGTTTACCTTGTGCCATAAGTGCTTCAGCAACCTCGTCAAAGATTTCTTGGTTAGTCATTGTGTAGCTCCTTTTGTGTTGGTGAGTCTCTTTTTCCACACTGTGTTGATTCTGTCAAGCCCTAAATTCCCTCGTGGGGGGTTGCCTCAAAAATTCCCTCGTGGGGGTCATTGAAAGCAATTCCCTCATGGGGGCTATTGAAAGCAATTCCCTCATAGGGGGTGTCCGGAAGACCCTTACCCCTGTTAACGTCTGCAAGACACTTACACATATTGTGCATCCGACACTTATAGATATTGTTTATATGACATTTACACATAGTGTCTGACCTACAAAAAGTGGTATTGATTCGTCTTGTGAGTCTTATCTAGCACGATCCGTCAACACTTTTCATGATGCCGATGCAAATAAAGTGGGTTTTTTGACTGTCGGGGATTGACAAATAATAAATGCTTGAGGATCGACGAATCGGGTGTTCGATAGGGTAACGTCCCCGGCAAGCTGTTTCGTCGGTGTAGCCCCCCTTGCAGCGCCTCCTAGGGCCTATCTGATACCGTTTGACAGCTTGTATAGAATCAGTGTAACCGCGCGCGCGTTCTTCTTGAGTCTTTTAGGGTAACTAAACTATTTTTGATCTAGGGTATTTTTATGCTTGCGAATCGTAAACCTGTCAGGCATAAAGAATGCAACAGAAACGGAAGGAAACTAAACAATGTCTGATCAATGTGAGGAGTCTTAGTATGGGTTTCTTCATCTTTGTCGGTTTCTTCATTGGCCTAATGTGTGGTCTATCTCTAATCCTAGGAGTCTAATCCAATGCCTGACACTTACACACATGAATCTCCCGAATATGTGCAATGGTTCTTGGATGGACTCGAGCCTATGCAGCCCTTCACAGTGATCTTTCGTAAACAGGACGGGAGTCAACGCAAGCTGACTGGGACTCTTGATCCTAATGGCAAGTCCAGACTTTCAAATGTTCCTGTCATGACGGATGACGGTTGGCGCTCTTTCAATATCAATCGGGTTTTGTGGATTGATACTTATGAAATGGACAATACACCGGATTGGAATAAACTCTGGTATGACACTAGTGCGGAGCTAGAATAATGTTAACTGCAAACAAAATCCTGTCGTCATTTGATGGATGGTCCGACATTGGCCCCTCATATGAGGATGAATCCGTGACGGTTTACTCTGGTGACCTATGGCACCTTGCCAAGCAATTCAGTGGAGATTCCACCGATACTAAGACTTTAAATAGGCTTTATGACATCATGGAGAGAATAGGCGTAGAATTAAGGTTCTATGATGAAACCATCACAGATGAACAGGGCAGGGTCCACAATACAAAACCAACCTGTTGGCACTGGACTCCGACTTTCATTGTAGGTGATGGGTGGATCATGGCACAAGATGAAGTAGAGGATGACCTAGAGTCCTATGCAGATTTGCTTGTGAATAATGATGACTGTGCGGATCAATGGGATGTTGATTTTGGGAAGCTAGGTTTCCGCAAGGTTGGAGACTACGAATCTGGCTTCTACCCGGGCCAGACCGATACTCCAGAGAACGCAAGGAAGGCTCTTGAGTCTAAGCATGGCCCCTTGGATATTATATGGTGCATTGATAGCACGGGACAGTTCGACATGAATTTCTCCGCATGGATCAAGCCTGAAGGGAAAGAATAATGACACGTAAGCACTTTACCCTGATTGCCGAAATGTTAGTAGAGAATGAAAGGAACATGATGACTCAGAAGAAATATGGACAGGTTTGCTCCAATTGGGCGGATAGGCTCGAGGGAGAAAACCCCCAGTTTAACCGATACACTTTTCTCAAAGCATGTGGAGTCGTCTAATGCCCAGAACCATTACACAAACCGTCTACACAATCGAAGATCACCCAAACCTTGAGAAAGTATTTGATTGGATTCGTGATCATTGGCATGACTTAGGTGATTTTGCGTTACAAGAAATGGTGGAATCTCTTGAAGCCTTTGCGGCCCATATTGGAGCTTATGTAGATTATTCCCTTTCGATTGCACCTGACCGTGGGGAATTCGTCAGGTTTATAACAGAGTCTGACAAAAAGAATATGTTCAAAGGTTTGGATTTGTCCGGTAACTGTCCATTGACTGGGATGTGTTATGATGAAGATATCCTTGACGCTATCCGGGAAGCTAAACCTGAAGACTCTTTGTCTGATATCCTTGCGGATATAGAATATAGGGTTTTGAAGACTCTACACGATGAAGGAAGATATATTTATTCGGATGAAGGTTTGAGAGAGATGTGTGAAGCCAATGAATATGAATTCCTTGAATCGGGGGAGATGGTCTAATGTCTTATAATGGTTGGAGCAATAAAGAAACATGGCTGGCCAATGTGTGGCTAGGCGATATGTTCGCAATGGACCTAGATGAAGGAATCGAGATAACGGAAGATTATATTGAAGCGCAAGTCGAGTACTTTGTTGAGCAATTGAACCCTGAGGGATTCATGTTGGACTTGTTAAACTGTGCACTAGGCGAAATCAATTATTATGAGATTGCCAAGCATTTCCAATGCGACGCCCTTTAGGGCTTGCCAGCCACTATAGAGAAGAGGAACAAGACAATGAATAACCTACCTGATGAATCTATCCTGTATGCCGACTCCAGCCGTGGAATCTACATACCACAATACTTCGCGGAGTCTGTGAATAGGTCAGCTATCGTAGAGGGATCAAAGTGGATCAATGATCTAGATGAATTGACTAAAGGCCCCGATGAATGCGAGTCCTATTGGGATATCTGGGCAGATATATTGGATAACATGACTTTGCATGATAATTCCAGTGGGATTGAATATGGTCTGTATCAAGATGGTGATCTGTGGCTCGTGCCAGTAGACGCACAATGGGAATCTGAGTGAAACAGGAAAGGAACAAGACAATGGATAATGTGCAACATAAAGCCCCCAAATGGGCAATCGAATTGTGGAAGATTTACAAATACTTTTACAAGGATGACAGAACTGAAAATGCTTATGGCGTATTCCATGCCGGACGTTGCGCCCTAGAGGCCCAATTTAATTGTAGTTTTGGAGAGTCCACAGGTTTCTTTCACAGTGATATTGAGCCTATCGAATCTAGTGACGGTTCCTTTGGTATTATAGAGCCGCCTAAGCCTAAATGGACTCATGCAGTCTTTAATGTAGAGGACTATTCACATAATTACCTGACTCCCGGTAAACTATACCTTATCAAGGACTGGGGCTTTTCGAGTCAGGGATTTACTATTGTGGACGACAAGGGGCATGGAAGATATTGCCTTACTAAGGATTGCGCCCACTTGGAAGGTGGTAGCTGGACTCTTGTCAGTATGTAATACTCTACCCATTGCACACACACTTATAGCCCCCATAGGATGGCCTCCTGTGGGGGTTTTTACTTGTCTGGTAGGGTGACCTAGCCCATATGTTCTATACCCTGTCAGTGGGGCTTACAGTGGCTCTAAACAGCATGTGCAATATTAACATAGATCAGTAGGTTAGCTATGCGTTTGTTGCATACATAATGTTATAATATAACACTTGTGGGGATGTGGTGATTCGTCCAGTGGGTTACCGATTCGCTCGATATGTGCAAGTTTTTTCTAGTGTCAAGCCCTATTTTCATGGGTATATGTTGCAAATGTGCAATTCCCCTTGACACCTACATATGGGTGATTCGCCCCTGATTCTCCCCTTGTCAAGCCCCTATGTCTAGTGTGTGTCCAGGGTATCACAGTCTCATATTATTGTTTATTTATTCCTTGGGTGGGGTTGACATTAGGGACAGAAACATGTGGGACCCTCTGTAAAATACCGCTGCTGATTCGTCCGGGGGGCGTACCCACCTCGATCTACAAAATAAAGATTTTAACCGAGAAGGACGTAATCAAGTCAAAATGGTTGATTTCCAATGAATCAAGTCAAAAGGGTTGATCACCTCCGGATCTTGTCAAGGGGTAAACCCACTTCGAACGGAACTTTCTTTCGTTAGATTTCAAGCACTTGTAAAATAGTTGAGAACAGCCTCTTGACAAATGCGATTCGAGACCCCATATATAGATTCATAAGGATATTGACCTACAGTAATAAATAATCATACTATATGTAAAATAAATTCATAATCAAGTAATTAGTTACATATGTAGATAGAAGCCTCAGTGTAATCTCATCCTAGTTACATATGGAGAGTTCACTTATGGGCGGAACCTACTATGTATCTAATTAATTTCTTATTGTAGTTATATTAAGATTCATAAGAGATGGGGATTCATATGTAATAGGTCTGTTTACTTATTGGTTTGTAGTTACTTAAATTGGTTTAAATAAGCATTTTAATGCGACGCCCTATGGGCTGGAAGTAGCCGCCTTGAGATACCCTAGACAAAAACAGAGAGAAATTTATGTATAAAGGATTCACTTTAAAAGAACTTGAGAGTAAATTTTACTATAATAAGGAAAAAGGCCAGCTAATTTGGAAAAGTCCTCATAGATTCGAAGGAAAAGTGGCCGGAAGCCCTATTGAGTCTAATGGGGGCTACAGGTATATTGGTACGTCTATTAACGGTAAACAAGTCTCACTGTTAGCTCATAGGGTGGTATGGTTCTTGCATTACAAGGAGCCTGCCCCAGAAGATAAGGTTATTGACCATATTAATGGGGACCCGGATGATAACAGGATAGAGAACCTCAGGGTAGTAACCCACAAAGATAATAGTAGGAATAAGAAAAAACGTAAGAAGAAAGTGAATCAGCGTTACGTCCTTACTTCAGTCCCCGGTATCAAGTTTGACAAAAAAGAGATGT